AGAGAAAAACAGACAAATGTAGTTATTCAAAAAACTAAAGAAATGAAAAACTGGTATATTCAAAATGAAGGTCTTGTTAAAAAATATGGCGAAGCAGCATTTATATTTTCTCCGCAAACAGGTGAATTTGATGCAGCGAGTTATGCTTGGCTAGAAGGTTCTAACTTTATTAAAAATAAAGACTTAGAAAAATATTATTTAGATGTTATGTTATCGCAAGATAAACAATCTTATTTTAATATTGCTAAAGAAGAAAATGAGGCTTTGTCTCAAACAGTTAGTGTTTCTGCAAGACGGGCAATTATTGAAACCGCTACTGCTCAACGGCAGGCTATGAAGGCTGCTAACCCATTTCTTGAATCAGCGATTACTGGTGGTGGTAATGAGATTGCTTCTGAAACTATTATGTTTCAAAGTATGGAACAAATTCTTACTGACCAAAAAGTAAATATTCCGCCAGCAACAAGGTCTAAGTTATTAGTAATTGCATCACAAATTCGTGACTTTATTAATATTGCACAAGACCCAGAAATTAGAGAAGCCAGAAACTTTGCAGATATTAAACGTCAACGCAAAGCAGATATTGAAGCCCTAATAGCACAGATGCTTGAGGGTGACTTAATAGTCAAAGAAGCCAATCGAGCAGTATTCCAGACCATTTTGGATTATTACTCCAGAGACACGTATAGGGTATAAAGTGGCAGAAAAAACAGTTAAGATACCTAAACCTAAAAAGGAACAAATCCTTTCTTGGCAACGCGCTGGTGTTAGCAATTGGCGTCTTGTATGGGATAAAAATTCTCGTGACTGGACTATTAAAAAATTAGAAGATGTTCCTTCCGCTAGCATTACCTATAAAGAATGGCAAGAAGGACAAACATCTTATGAAGCATCTACAACTAGTTCTACTCAAATGCCATCAGATATTACTAGGCGTGTTAGAGATACAAATGACCCATTAGCAGGGATTGTAGAAGAGTATGGTTTACAGTTAACTACTGACCCTCAAACGGGCAGAACAGAACTTAAGGGTTTTGCAATAGACCCTACGACTAAAAAAAGAAGTACAACAAGTTCACCTCATTACATATACTTAGACAGTAAAAATCAAATACAGATTTCTTCTGACTACGATATTATTAAGAAAAAGGCTATTGATGATTTAAAGTCAAGTGGTCAATTAGATGCTTTGTTTCAAGATTTATATAATAAAAAAAGAATCAGTAAAGATACTTTTGATTCAAGGGATATTTCAAGGTCTGATTTTAACGCAGCCTTACTTCAGTCTATAGAAGAATATTCAAAAACTGTTATTGGTAATCGCGAGTCAGGCACTACAACACAAGCCCCTAACTTTTTAAATTACTTAAAAGGTTTTGGCGGTGCTGGCGGAACAGGAATAGATGAATCAGATTTACCACGCCGTGAGTTTCAAGACATTAGCAGAGAACAACTTAATGCTTTTCTTGATAATATCTATCTTGAAACTATTGGCCGTAAACCAACAGAAGACCAACGCAGGTCAAAATTAAAAGAATTAAATAAAATAGTTAAAACTGGAATTGTTACCACTAAAACAGTTAGAGACGGAGAAGTCCAATTTCGTGAAAAAGGTGGCTTTGACGAAAGACAACAAGCCTTACAATTACAAGAGCAACTTAAAACAGAAAATCCTCTTGAATATGAACGCCGTCAAGCATTTGATTTTATGGATGAACTTCAAAAAGTATTGGGTGGTGGTATGTAATGGCTGAACCAGGCGTATTAACAGCAGCCCAACTTGCTGCTCAAACAAAAAATGCTGGTCTTGCAAATCCTGAAATAACTGAACAAATACAAATGCTTCTTGCCCTTAAAGGCATTGATAGTAAACTTGAACAGGCTTGGCAGTTATACCTTCAGGGTAATTATGATGGTATGCAGGCTGCTATTTTAGAAAGTAATTTTTACCGCAACAATAACTCTACCGCCCGCGCTAGAATACAGGCTAAAACATCACAGCCTGGTGTTTACACGGATGGACTTGATAAGTATAAATTGGCTACCCGTAAAAGCCTTGTGGCTTCAGGGCTTAAAATGGATGCTAAATTATTTGAAGGTTTAGCAGCCACAGCCTATGACTCTGGTATGTCAGAGGACCAATTAAAACAACTTATAGTTAGTTCTAATTTAGTAACTGGATATGGCGGAGCAGTACTAGGCGATACCGCATCTCTTAAAAATTATGCTAACTCATTTGGTGTAGGTAAATATTTAGATGATAAATACTGGGCACAAAAATCACAAGATTTATTTCTTGGTACTACAACTACAGAAGATATTGAAGATGAAGTTCGTAATCTAGCAGCCAGTGCTTTTCCTGGATATTCAGACCAGATTAAGGCTGGCATATCTGTAGATTCTTTGGCTTCAGCCTACAAAGGTGCTATGGCTAGCGTTCTTGAAAGAGACGCAGACTCTATTACTTATGATGACCCTAGATTACGTGCTGCTTTACAGTATGTAGATAAAGACGGTAAGCCATCAGTTAAACCATTATGGCAATTTGAAAGAGAATTACGTATGACTCCTGAATGGGAACTTACTAACAATGCAAGAACTACTGTGGATAACCTTGCTTATAAGGTGCTTAGTGATATGGGGCTTGTATAGTGGCTAAAAAAAGAAATCCTACTAAAATAGCAGTAGAAAAATTTTTAGAAGAAAGAAATCAAGTACCTGTGCCTTCTTTTGACCCTGCTCGTTTTCGTATGGGAGAAGAAAAAGATAGACCTTCTACACCTTATGACCAAAGAGCAGCAGATATTGCTGCATCTACTAAGGCTGCTGAAGCCGCACTTGCAGAAGCAGACCGTTTAGCACAACTAGCCCGTGAAGGTGAAGAAAAAGCAAAAGTTTTAGAACAATTAGATGCTTCTGAAGCAGCAAAAAAAGCAGCGGAAGAAGCAGCAGCAAAAGCAAGGGCAGATGCAGCCGCTGCAGCCGCTAAAGCAGCAGCAGATGCTGCAGCAGAACAAGACAGACTTAAAGCAGCACTAGATGCAGCAAATAAAGCAGCAGCAGATGCAGCAAATAAATCTGCAGCAGAAAAAGCAGCAGCAGAACTAGCAGCCAGAAATGCTGCAGCAGCATTGGCTGCTGCTAACGCTGCACTTGCAGCAAAAGGCAATTTGAATGTGGCTGGTAATGTATTTATACCAGCAACTCCTGCTGCTGGTGGTATGGGTGCTGCCGATATTTTGGCTAAACAATATGCCGAGGCTCAAGCACAGCGCGAAAAAGACCAGCAAATGCAACGTCAGTCAATTATTAGCATTATGTCTGACAGACTTACACGTTATAATCTAACTGGACTTATTCCTACAATTAAACGTCTTGCTCAAGAAGGAGCAACTGAATCTACAATTACTTTGGCTTTGCAAGAAACAGAAGATTATCAACGTAGATTTAAAGCCAATCAAGACCGTATTAAAAAAGGCTTACAAGTTCTTACCCCTGCTGAATATCTTAATTTAGAAGATAGTTATCGTCAGACTTTACGAGCATATGGTCTTAATCAGTTTGATACTGATGATTATGTTAGCCAGTTTATTTCTAATGATGTCTCCGCAGCAGAACTTTCTAATCGTGTAGTAACCGCTGTCCAGAGAGTTCGTAATGCAGACCCAGCCATAGCCAGAACATTGCGTGATTATTATGGCATTGGAGATACTGACCTTGTTGCTTATGTTCTTGACCCTAATCAGCAATTTCCTAAGATTCAAACACAGGTGGCAGCAGCAGAAATTGGAACAGCAGCCAGAATGCAAGGCTTACAACCTGGAGTTGCTGTATCTGAGCAGTTGGCTAGACAAGGTGTTACTCAGGCTGAAGCACAACGTGGCTATGCAACTATTGCAAATATTTTACCTACCGCTGAAAAATTATCTCAGATTTATGGCAATGGTCTTGAAAGTTATGGCCTTGCCGAAGGAGAGCAAGAAGTATTTAATAGTCTTGCATCTGCTCAACGTAAACGCCAACGCTTAACAGAACGTGAAATAGCAGCCTTTGGCGGTGCTAGTGGTGTTGGAAGAACATCATTAGGCACTCAAATAGGCGGTACATACTAGATTCCTGACACGGACCGACCAGCCCCGTGCAGTGTACAAGACTGGTAGCAAGAGCCAGCCTGCCCTCCCCTGAGCAGAACTGTGGCTTGCGACTAACAACGAATAGAAAGGGTGGTTGCTATGAGCAACAACTACTGGGATGACGAAGAAGACGAGGTAGAAGTACCTGAACATCAACTAGATGGCGATGCTTTAGTTAAAAGACTAAGGAAAGCCAAACGTGCTGATGAGAAGCGTATCAAGGAACTCACCGAACAACTTGAAGGATTCGTCAAGGAAAAGCGGCATCAAACTGTCTCCGAAGTCCTGGCTAAAAAAGGAGTAAACGCTAAGGCTGCACGCCTTATTTTGAAAGATGTAGAGGATGCCACAGAGGAATCTATTGATTCTTGGCTCCGTGATAACGGAGATTTAATCGGCTATACCCCACAGGTTCAAAATGAAGATACGCAGAAAGACCTTGCGACATTACGTCAGCAAGATATCTTAACTCAAGGCGGTATGACTCCAGACAAAGCCGTAGATATGAACACGCGTTTAGATAACGCGGGTTCGATGGATGAACTTATCCACCTTCTACGCAATTCCTAACCGTTCATAGTCACTTGGAGGTGACGAAACCTTATGTCCAACGCATTTATCTCTACCGACAGTGCATCTCTCGGTGGAACAGTTGGCGCCGCAGGTCTAGTTCAGAAGGCGTATGACCGTCTTCTAGAATTCGCTCTCCGTTCAGAACCACTACTTCGTTCTGTCGCAGATAAGCGTCCTGCCCGTCAAGCAATCCCAGGTTCAACTGTAGTGCTACAGCGCTATGTTGACTTGGATGCAAAAACTTCAACACTAACAGAAACTACTGACCCAGATGCAGTCGCAATGACGACTCCAACTTCAGTAACCATTACTCTTAATGAGTATGGTAATGCTGTTCTTGTTACCCGTGCTCTTGAGTTATTCTCATTAGCAGATGTAGACCCAGCAATTGCAAATATCATTGCATACAACCTTGCTGATTCTATTGACCAGGTTGTTTCAACAACTCTTATCGGCGGAACTAACGTAATTTATGGTGGTAGCACTGCTACAAGCACCGCAACAATTACAGCAGCCGCAACAATTGATTCAGCAGACATCCGCAAGGCTGTCGCTAAACTCCGTGCTAATAAGGCCAAGGCTCGCCGTGGTTCTTACTACTGGTGCGGTATCCACCCAGAAGTTTCCCACGACCTGCGTGCAGAGTCTGGAAACCTAGGCTGGAACTTCGCTCACATCAACTCTGACCCAGCCGTTAATAACGTATGGGCAGGAGAAATTGGCGATTACGAAGGAGCATTCTTTGTTGAGTCTTCTCGTTTGCCAAATGCTAAAGATGGCGCAGACCAGGCTACTCTTGCCACAACCGCAGTAACCGTTGCAGGTACATCAGCAGGCTTCACCTTCGGTGTTGCTTCTTCTGCTGTAATTGCAACCCGCGCTGAGGTTGGCGACAAGATTTCTGGAACTGGTATTGC